CCGCAACCACCAAACAACCCAAACCAACCCAAAACCACCCAAACATCGAATAGCCATGCGCCCAATAACATTCGAGCAACCCAACAACCCACCGCACCCCAATGAAACCCGACCTTCAACGCATGTGGCTGTGGCTCGCCATCGGAATCGCGCTTTACGCAACGTCGATCAGCATCGTTGGCGCGGACTCACCGGTGGTGCAAACCATTTTGTACAAGGTGGGGCATGTGACCACGCTGGCATGGGTTGGGTATTGGATCAGTCGGCAGGCATTGGGACGAGTTTCAGGCGCATCGAGTCCAACGGACAGATTGGCGCGAGCCGTCGTGATCGCCGGCGTCATCATGGCCGGGTCGATGGGTCTGTGATGCGTTATTACACGCACGAGAAAACGCAGCGGGCGATACGTCGCATGGCGTTCACGCTGTTGGCGTTCATGGCGACGGTGGCATTGCTCGGCCCGATCGTAGCGTTTGCGCAGACCCCCCACCCCTACCGGGGGGCGGTGCAAAGAGAGGCGCAGGCGCGCTTTGGTGTACCACCCCCCACCCCTGTGATTGCGGCGCAGATCCATCAGGAGAGCGGCTGGAATCCGAAGGCACAAAGCCCGGTTGGCGCGCAGGGGTTGATGCAGTTCATGCCGGCCACGGCTCGGTGGGTGGCGACGCAAGAGGCGTTTGGTGTTGTGGATGCGTTCAATCCTGTGTGGTCGATACGTGCTGGTGTTTGGTACGACCGCTGGCTGTATGAGCGCGTGAAAGCAAAAGACACATGTGACCGATGGCGGTTTGCGCTGTCGGGCTACAACGGCGGCTTGGGCTGGGTGTACAAGCGCCAGAAAAAATCACCATCTCCAGGTGACTACGACGTTACCTCGATCATCAATCCGGGCATTCATCCGGCCAATCAAAAAGAGAACGAAGGCTACGCGGCTCGGATCATGTACCGGCATCAGCCGCGCTATGCGTCGTGGGGGAAGACGGAATGTTTGCTTTGATGAGTCCGAAGCTGATTGCGGCGCTGGTGCTGCTTATTGCGGCATCGTTTGTCAGTGGCTATTTGACCAAGACCTATTACGCCGAGATTGAGCTGGCCGAGGAACGCGGCCGGATCAAAACGAAGATCGAGACGGTGGAGAAGGTCGTGAGTGTCATAGACACGCACCAGGTGCAGGTGCTGCAGACGAAATTGAAAAAAGAGAAGGCGCGTGCTGATGCGCTGGCCGAGATGATTAAGGAAGAAGCCAATGCGACCCCTGCTAATCCTGATTGCCGTGTGTCTGACCGGCTGCGCGAGTCCCTCAACGCTGCACTTTCCTCCGATTCGCTATGAGTTGATGCAGCCATGCGGCGATGTGATCGCGCAGCCGCTGACGACAGGCGATCAATACGATCTGGCGCGCGCGCTTGGTGAGGCAACAAAGTATGCAAAGTCCTGCCGCATTCGCATGGGGGAGTTGATCGAGGCGGTTCAGGCGCGTGAAAAATTGATTAACGAAGGGGCCAAATGAACACGCCAGAACACAACGAGCCAGGATCACTCACGCAATACCGTCTGAGCATGATTGAAAAGACGCTTGAGGCCATCAGGGACAACCTGACGCAGTTGGCGCAGTTAGAGCAAAAGCATTTGGAGACGCGCGAGGCAGTGGGGCGGGCGTTTGAACAAATTGAATCGCATGACACGCGATTAAGAAATGTTGAGCAAGAGATGCCGACGTTGAAATTGGTGCGCGGCTGGGTGGTGTCTGGCGTGATCGGCATTGTCGGTTTGCTGGGCGTGGCGTTATTCAAACTATTCACGATTCACTGATGACTGGGAAAGCATTACCCGGAACGAAAAAAAAGAACCCAAACGGACTTCCGTTCCAGGCGCTTTATCTCTCGCCTGAGCAGGAGGCGTATTGCCGTGCGCGGGCGATGGGAATGGATGTTCGGGAGGCAATGAAGGCGGCCAACCTGAAACAGAAATTCGATACGGTCAACGGATGGGAAAAGACAAACGGAGCGGTGATAAAGCGCATCGCCCAGTTGTCGCACATTGCATCGAACAACGCAATTTTGAAGACGGGCTTGGATCGTGCCTGGGTGATCGAGCGATTGATGTCGGTGGTTGATCGTTGCATGCAGGCCGAGCCGGTCAAAGACCGCGACGGCAACGAGACTGGGGAATACAAGTTCGACTCCAGCGGCGCGAACAGAGCGCTCCAATTGTTGGGCGCCGAGCTTGGCATGTTTGTGCAAAAGACTGAAAAACCTGGCGATGAATACGCAAACCTCTCCGATGACGACCTTGCCCGCCTCGCTCGCGAACTTGTCGCCCAAACAGGCATTATTGAAAATCACGCAGGAACTGAAGCGCCGGCAGGATCAGGACAAACTATCGAGATACAAGCCCTACAAAAAGCAGATTGAGTTTCACAACGCTGGCGCGACGTTCCGCGAACGGCTATTCAGGGCGGGTAACCAGCTAGGCAAAACCTGGTCATCGGCCTATGAGATTGCCTTTCATTTGACGGGGCTGTACCCCGACTGGTGGCAGGGCAAGCGCTGGGCGCGGGGCGTGACTGGGTGGGCGCTGGGCGAGTCGATGGAGTCCACGCGCGATACGATGCAGCGCTTGATCCTTGGTCGCCCGGGGGAGTGGGGGACGGGGACGATTCCGGCCAAGTTGTTGATTGGCGAACCCAAGCGTGCGCAGGGCATTGCCGATTCGGTCGACTGCGTTTTTGTGCGCCATGTCTCGGGTCAGGTCAGCCGCCTCTACTTCAAGTCCTACGAGAAGGGGCGCTCGAAACTTCAGGGCGAGACGCTAGATTTTGCGGCGCTCGATGAAGAACCGCCGATGGACATCTACACCGAAGTCCTGACGCGAACGAACGCGACCAAGGGCATCGTGTGGATCACATTCACGCCGCTGTTGGGCATGTCGGATGTGGTGCGCCTGTTCCTGCAAAACCCGACGCCAGATCGTTCTGACACGAACATGACGATCGAGGATGTCGACCATTACACCAAGGAAGAACGCGATCGGATCGTGGCGTCATACCCGGCGCACGAGCGCGAGGCGCGCGCCAAGGGCATTCCGATTCTTGGCTCCGGCCGGGTCTTCCCGATTGCAGAATCGATTATCACGGTCGAGCCGTTCCTGGTGCCGGATTTGTGGCCGAGGATCTGCGGCATTGACTTCGGCTGGGATCACCCGAGCGCGGCTGTATGGCTGGCCTGGGATCGCGACACCGACACGATCTATGTGACCGACTGCATTCGTGTGCGCGAGACGACACCGACGCAGCAGGCGCCGTCCATCAAGATGCGCGGGGACTGGATACCGGTGGCGTGGCCGCACGACGGCCTGCAGACGGAAAAGGGGTCGGGCTTTCAGTTGGCCGAGCAATACCGGAATGCGGGCGTGAACATGCTGCACGAGATGGCGCAGTTCCCGGAGACGGGGGACGAGTCTGGCCACAAGACCAGTCGGGTAAGTGTGGAGGCGGGTGTGCTGGGGATGCTGCAGAAGATGCAGGCCGGGAAGTTCAAGGTCTTCTCAACCTGCAATGACTGGTTTGAAGAATTCCGGCTCTACCACCGCAAGGACGGCAAGATCGTCAAGCTGCAAGACGATCTGATGGCCGCCACGCGCTACGCCTACATGATGCTGCGGTACGCGATCGTAGCGCCGGATCCGTCAAAGATCATGCTGAACCCGCGTCGGTCGTTTGACTGGCGGGCAGGGTGATTATTCGCAGCGGAAAAGCACTTCGGACTCCGGCCAGCGGCCAAGCGCCCCGGCTGGGATTTCCTTGGTGTGAACGACCTTGACGCGCTTGCCGCCAAGATTGCAGTAAGCATCAGCTTCCTGAATGGCGGCCGTTTTCAATGATTCGGTCGTCACCCAAAATCCGTTCCCCTGACGAGTAACGGTCGACATGCCTTCACCTCGCGGCACGACGCCCGTTGTCGGCACTGCGCACCCAGCCAAAACAAAAATTGTCGTGGCTATTACTGCCATTTTTTGCATTGTTATCTCCATGAGTCCAAACCGTCGAATAGCTTTAGCGCCACCAAAATAGGCTGGGACAAAGCATAACCGGACATCACTCATATGCCAATCGGGGATATTCAACTCACGCGCGAAGCCTTGTCGGCAGATGACGGCACCTTCGCAGGCAACGCCGGCGGGCCGACCTTGGCCAAGAAGTACCAGCCGGACGACAAGCCCCGAGGCAATGTTGTCATCGGTGAAGCACCCACCGACAAGATTTCCGACATCGACGATCTCGAAAATTCAGCCTTGCCGCGTGGCCAGGTCGAAATGTTCCTGCGCGAGATCAAGCACCAGCCGCACTGGCGCCGCGAGGCCGACCGGGCTGCCGACTATTACGATGGTAACCAGTTGTCGCCGGAGACGGTCGAGAAGCTGCAGGAGCGCGGCCAGCCGCCGCTCATCACCAACATCATCAAGCCGACCGTCGACACCGTGCTGGGTCTGGAAGCCAAGAGCCGAACGGACTGGCGCGTGCGCCCGGAAGACAATGATGAATGCCCGGACGAGTTGGCCGAAGCCCTGTCGGTCAAATTGAAACATGCGGAGATCGAGAGTCGCGCCGACCGCGCCATTTCAGATGCGTATGCCGCTCAGTTAAAAGCGGGCCTTGGGTGGGTGGAAGTGTCCCGGGAACACGACCCATTCAAGTGTCCGTACCGCGTGCGCTATGTCCACCGCCGCGAAATCTTTTGGGACTGGCGCGCAGAGCAGCCGGATCTGTCGGATGCACGTTATCTGATTCGCCGCCGCTGGCTCGAACTGGAACACGCCATTGCGCTGATGCCGCAGTATGCAAGCCTGTTCAGAATGACCACCGGCGGCTGGGCGGGCTTTGACCCGCTGCTTGAGCAAGACAGCCGGCTGGTGCAGTCGTGGGAGATTGAGCGTGACACCCGGATTGCAGCCGTGGACTGGCGCGACATCCAGCGCCTGCGGATCTGCCTGTACGAAATCTGGTATCGCAAGTGGGTGCGCGGCTATGTGATGACGCTGCCGAACGGTATGACCATGGAAGCGGATTTCAACAATCCGCGTCATAACGAGGCAATTGTCGCCGGCATTGCCACGGTGCGGCAGGCCACTTTCCAAAAGGTGCGACTGGCCTGGTACACCGGCCCGCACTTCCTCTACGACGTACCCTCGCCGTACAAGCACAACCAGTTCCCCTATGTGCCGTTCTTTGGCCACCGCGAGGATCTGACCAATGTTCCGTATGGTCTGATCCGCTCAATGATCTCGCCGCAGGATGAGGTCAATGCGCGCAAGTCGAAAATGCTTTGGTCGCTCAACAGCCGGCGCGTCTTTGCCGACTCCGACGCGGTACTCGACCACCAGAAGGCGCAAGAAGAAGTCGCGCGCCCGGATGCCTACGTCATTCTGAATCACAACCGCAAGCCGACTTCCCAATTCCGCGTCGAGCCGGGTGGCGATCTGGCGACTCAGCAGTTCCAGGTGATGCAAGAGGCCAAGGAGGAAATCGCGCAAGCCTCCGGCATCCATAAATCGATGCAGGGCCAAAACTCGAATGCAACATCGGGACTGGCCATCAATTCGCTGATCGAGCAGGGCATGAACACCCTGGCAGAGATCAATGACAATTTCCGTTTCGCCCGCCGGCTGGTAGGCGAAATGCTGTTTGAGTTGGTCAAGCAGCACATGCTGGCCACCGGCGAGCAGAAGGTGACGATTGGCGAAGGCCAGCAGCGCAAGGTCATCGTCATGAACCAGAAGGCTATCGACCCACAGACAGGCCAGCCGACGATCGTGAACGACATCGCTCGCGTCAAAGCCAAGATCGTCCTCGATGACGTTCCCAGCACACCGACCTACCGTATGCAGCAGTTGCAGATGCTCTCGGAGATCACCAAGAGCCTGCCGCCGAACCTGCAGGCCGCCGTGGCCGATTTCGTCATCGAGGCAACCGACTTCCCGAAACGTCACGAGGTGGCAGACCGCATTCGCGGCGTCATTGGTATCCAGTCGCCTGAGCAGCAGCAGCAACAGGCCGCCGCCCAGCAAGAAATGATGGCGGCCGAGGCGCAAATGACGATGGCCGAGCGCCAGGCACGTATCGAAGAAACGCAAGCCAAGACGCAAAAACTGATGGCGGACGCGCAAGAGATTGCCAATAGAATTGGCAACCCGCCGGATGTCGATGGGGCGGAATCGCAGATGGAAGATCAGTTGCGCCAGATGGCCGAAAAGATCAGCCAGCTTGAATTGGCGCTGCGCGACAAGCAGGGTGAGATTGCCGCGCGCTACCAGGCGGACACCGAGCGCGCCCGCATGGACGCCATGGCCAAAGTCGAGGCAGAGCGCATTCGTTCAGAAAGTCAGCGCACCCTCGACCCGATCATTGCGCAACTGGAGAAGATTCAGCAGCAGATGGCCTTGCTGAAAAAAGAAAACAAGATGGACTTGAAGGCGTTGCGCTCCGAGATCAAGTCCGAAGACAAGTCGGCGTCTGGAAAAAAATCGGGCAAAGAAGAATAGCCCTGAGTCTGCGACACTGACAGAAACAGGAAAGGACAAGCAATGTCATCCAACATCAAATCGCGCCACACGAACAAGGTCGTCGTCATCACCAGTCCCGTAACGGGTGGCTATGCAATCACGCCGAATGACAGCACCGACCTGGCCGAAGTGACGCTCTCGCTGTATGTCGGCACGGCCGGCACGCTGAAAGTCACCATGA